AGGCGTCAACGATATAGGTCAGAGCCTCAAAGACCATTTTGGCAGTGAGCCATAGTTCGTTGAATGCCCCTATCAGGGCGATGATGACCTGCTCGCCCATCAAGAAGCCTTCGGTCAGATAGCGAACGAGATCGATGACAAGTGAAATTCCTTCGACAAAGGTTTTCTGGGTTTCAGTGAGCTGCTTAGTATGTGCCTGGTTAGAAATAATCGCCGCATCGTTATCTGTCCAAGTCTTCAACATTGGGATCAGCAACTTGTTCAACGCTTCCAGAATAGGAACCAATTCCGAACCAAGGGTGATGAATAGGTTGTGGACGTTGTTCCACATTTCCTTGGCCTGAGCGTTGAAGGTACCCATCTGGACGTTGGCCACGCTGTCCATTGTCCCGCCGGCATTCTCAAAGTCGGACTGCATCTGCCGGATCGCCCCGCTCATTCCAAACAAGGCTTGCATGGCCATGAGTGAACGAGCCTGGAACCCGAGCATCTGCTCCATTTGTCTTGTCTCCTGTGGACTCAGTCCGGCCATCTGTGATTCCAGCATCCCAATGATATCGGCCATGGGCTTCAACCTGCCGGAGGCGTCATAGATGCTCATCCCAAACTGCTTCCAGACCTCCGCGTGAGTCGAGGCAGATTGGGTCAGCGACCGAATCATCATGTTCAAGTTGGATGCAGCCGTCCCAGCATCCTTGCCTTGCTGGGTGTATGCCGCCATGATGGCCAGACCTTCTGTCATCCCTCCGCTCAACATCCGAATCTGCGTTCCAGAGGAAGCCAGGGCCGAAGCAAAGGCCATTTGCGAGCTGTTTCCTTCCCGAGCAGCTAAGGTGACCGCGTCCGCCACCTCGACCAAATGCTGAGCATCAGTCGCCGCATCTCGACTGGCCATTCCCACCGCTACCTCTGCCCGGGCCAGCGTCTGGGCAGCGGTCGCAGAGTCGGTGTGCGCGGAGATCGCAAACTGATCTGCGACCGCAATGTCCCGGATGGCCTGAGCGGCATCTTTCCCATTCTCCTTCAACGCGCCATAGGCCTTGGCCAAATCATCGGCGCTGTTGACCCCATTGTTCGACAGCTCAACGGCCGTGGCTGCCATCTGAATCCTCATTTCCTCAGTGGCCCCGCTCATGTTAGCGGTTGCGGCCACGAGGTCCTCTTCGAAGTCAGCGTAGGACTTGATTGCGACCGCTAGCGTCGCCGCTACGATGGCGCTGATCGCGGTAAACCCATACTCAAATGTTCCGACGATGGTTTCGACTGCTCCAGAGGTAGCGTTCTGGACATCAGTCAGGCCCTGCATGTACTGCCGCCCATCGGCGGTCAGAGTCAGGACCAGTGTGCCTAGCGAATCAGCGCCGGCGACAGCCATTTACTTCCTTTTCTTAGGGGGAGGTTTCTTGGGGGGTTGTCCGACGATGGCAGCCCAATTGGCCTTTGAGCGCTGAATATGACGCTGGCGCTTTTCCTCATCGTCTATGTTTTCCTCGCTCGGCTGGGGACCAGGAGCGAAGTCGAATATGAAGTCCTTCAATGGTGTAGCTTTGTGAGTCGCGGCAGCATAGATCAGCGCAGCAATGCGAGCCAGGTAAAACTCCTGACGCTGCACCACCTTCAAATCTTCCTGCATGTACTCGCACCATTCGAGGAACTCCGTGCTAGAGGTTTCTTGCTGTAGGCGTTGGAGCGGCATCCCTAGGCGGTCCGCTAACCGAAACCACATGCGGCGCTCGCCTCGGTTGCCGTTTAGACGTTTTTTGTGGCCGCCTCGATCCGAGCCTGTTCATCCTCCGTGAGGGACAGTCCGCTCAGTTCCCGGGCCTTGCGGAAGAGAGCGGCCTGCACGCTGGCGGGCCAACCGGCAATGATGTCCTCGGGCACATGATTGCCAGCTGCGTCTACTAACGCCATGGTGATCAGCTCAGTCTGATAACCATCGAAGTTGCGAACGATCGGGGTTGCCCGACCCTTCGCATCGAGCTCCATCTTGAGACGTTTGGCGCTTTCGGTGTTGTAGGCGTCACGCTCCTTGCCAGTCAGTTCGGTGAGCGTGTAATCCTTGCCATCGATCTTGACGGGGACCGACTTGAGGGTCGTGGTGAATTCAAGGTTCTCGTTTTTCATGGGTGTGGTTGTGTGTGGTTATGGTTGCAGGCAGGAATGAATCAGGAACCGGCGACGTAGGCGGGCTTGACCTCAGCCCCGGAGAGGTTGAGATTGGAGGGAATCAGCGCCACTTCAGCCGTGGGCAGCTTTCCTTCCTCCAAGGCGCCGAGGGTGAAGCTGTCCAGCCAGCCCCAGAAGGACCAGGTGCTGTTGTCAGGAAACGTCACCGTGATCAGCTGGTTCTGTCCCACCATTGATAGGCAGGTCTGCAGGACTGCTGGATCATATTGGACGGAGATCTTGCCGTTGGTGATTGACTTCAACCGCGCAGCCGCCGCCGTCCGGACATCCTTGTTGCGCATCGTGGTTTGGTCGATCATTTTTCCCACGCTCACTCCGGGTGGGGTGACGTTGATCTCCTTTAACTTGACAGTGGGTTCGTCGGAGAACCCGATTAGGGTACTGAAGCCATCTTGTAGGAACATGATACTAGATCTCCTTATTTTGGGTTTGGTTATTCGCTGCTCGTCTCCGTGCAAACGAAAGTGACGTTGACGGTAAATAGGAAGCGCCGCTTAGTCCCGGGTTCAGGCCCTAAGGCCAGCGGCACCCCCCGTGAAATAGAAGGAACAGAATAAAGGTAGCTGCCTAGCGTCGTGGTCGCTCCTTTGAGCTTGTCAATAAAGGCGATCACTGCTCCGAGCTTGGCCCAACCCACGGTATAATCTCGCGCCCTGGTCTTGACCTGAACGGCATAGCGTTCGATTACCTTGCCATCATCCATGAGGCGAGCTTCCTTAATCCCCATCACCGCATACACTGCGGCCGCCTCATGCGGGATATCATCCCCATCCGGCATGGCCGAGACGTAGCAAGGCCAGACCGTCGTGTTGTCATTAGGAACGTTGACCAGGTCTGGCACAGTCAGGAACAAAGACCGAAGGATAGTGGCGGGAGTATTATTCATACCACAATCTCCTTCTTAATGACATCCCTCAGTTCCTCTGCGTGATCCAAAGCCGGATCCGAAAGGAACTTAGCTTTCTGCCCTTGACCGCGACTATGGCGGAAGGGTCCGGTCTTAGGCTTCTTGGCCAGCTCCTCGGCATAGTTGATATTGAAGAGCTCTCCATGCAGAGCGTCCATATTCTCATGGACAAAAATGGCATACTCGGCGGTGTAGCCAACCTGAACCATGGTTCCCCAACCCGCTCCAAGCACCCGCACAAAGCCGGAGACCTTCAGAATGCCATAGTCAACTGGAACCTCTAGCTGGCTGTACCGATACAGCAACAGACCGGCTGCTCGCAGTCCCCGGTTCAACCCAGCTTGGTGGGCTACCCGCTTCGCTGCCAACTTGGCTAAGGCAGCGTTGAGACTGGAGCGAATGCCAGCGATGTCGGCAATCATCATAGGAAGATCGTGTAAAGGGTCTGAGTATTGCGCAGGTTAGTGACTCGGGCGTGCTGGCGAACTTCAAAGACGCTTGGATTGTTCTTCGGCACAAGCGGATCAACTAGAGAAGCAAGCGTGCCGAGCATAATCAGGCTCCCGATGACAACGTCTCGATCGATGTAGACAACGGCCGCGCTCACTTGGCGAGTTCCAGTGTGATCAATAAACTCCTTTGCTTCATCCTGCCAACGACAAGGGATCTGCACCGGTGTCATCACGACCGGCTGACCGTAATCATCGCTAGCCCCATTGGCGGCTCTCGCCCAAAGCACCGCCTTGTCCTTCAGGAGTTTAGAAATGAAGCTCATCAGTTACACCCCTCCTCCGGGCTGACCTACGTCGGTGGGGTTGTAGGTAGCTCGACGCGGCGTTCCCAGATGAAAGATGCCGAGGTGAAAGTCGCGCATCCGTCCGGCCTTGTTGTTCTTTGCGGCCAGTCCACCATAGGTATCGATCCGCATGGCTGTCTGCCCCCATTGGGTAGCGTCCAACCCGATGTCCACGACCTTTTGCAGCGTCTGGCGAGCGGCTCCCAGCTGCTCCGTGACCGGCCGGGGATCCCGCACCGCATAGAAGTGAGCGGCCACCCAGGTCTCGATCACGGCCAGACGAGAAGCAGAATAGCCTTGCCCTTGCAAGGTGCAGCATTCCGTCACCATCTCATTGGCAATGTTGAT